TGCATAATGAAAAACCTGATAAAAAGTTAATAGAAAATGGATTTAGGTCTTTATGTTATGAGAATTTGAGATTGTTATATGAAAATAGAAATTTAAAACAAGTAATAAAAAATAATTCACTAACGGCGGAAAGGTTAAAATGATCTACACCTGTTCAAAATGCGGATTTCCAAATGAACTCACAAAGAGGTCATCTCAGCAAAATAAATTTTTCCATTTTATGATTGGGTTGAGGGCAAAGCATACAGGAAATACTTTTGAAGAAGAAAAATGCTATATGAAATATGAGCACGGGTTTTATTCAGAAAAAGTTATCGGTGATAAAACGGTGATAGTTTATGAGGAAACATCTAAAATGAACTCAAAGAGAATGGCAGAGTTGATTGATTTGGTTTTTATGCAGTCAAATTCAGAGGGAATTTCGATAATGTCGCCAATTGAATTTTGGGAATCTTAAATTATTTTACTTTGCTATTTGTTATTAACAAAACTATTTTTGAATAACTGTTAGTAACAGTTCTTTAATTTACGTTTTAAGGCACCTACGGAGCTCTACAAGGCATTTGTTTTCAGGAAAGGGGAAGTAATGAGGGTGGTATTTTTAGAGCATAGATAATTTTTAGTCAATAAACATTATTTTTAAAAGAAAATTAAACTTTTTAGCTATGAACCTACAAGAATTATCAGATAAAATCTTTGACGGCAGCTTTTCAAGGGAATCACTTTTGAGGCTGCTTAAAAAATACGTTGTAATGAAAGAAGAGGAATCTAAGATTGAAATTAAATTAACCCCGCTGAAGGAGAATGAGAAATGAAAATTGTAATTAAAATTTTAAAACAACAACTTTCAAATAATTCTGTTCATCATAAAGCCGGCAGGTGATAAACTTTGTTCTTAACTTTCTTAAACACTTTTCGAGATTCATTTCGAGACTCTTCTTGGAATTAAGTAATACAGGAAAAGAAAAGGTGAACAGAATTTAAATATAACAGAAAATGGGAATACTAAATAAAACTGATTTTAAAGAAATAGATTTGGCAAAACAAACAATTAATTACAAGAAAATGGAAAAACTAACTTTGCAAGACTGCTTTAAATATCCTAATGCGAGGATAGAAAGAATAACCGAGAAATCCGTTGGCGATGTATTTTATGATAATGTATTCGAATTGATTTATAGGCAGGGTGACTTTGATAGCAGAACTAACACTAATACACTAAAAGGTATTTTTGAAGATTATACTCTTTGTGAGTATCAACTTATCCTCAGACCGATTGAAAGTTTGACGGATGAAGAAAAGAAAATTTATGATAAACTTGATAAGAAGATTTACAAGAAAGATATTATTGATTATTGCAGAAGTATCAACATTGACATTGATGACCTGCAAGAAAAAGGGGTTGCTGTTTATGAGTGAAACGATATACGTATACCGTTGGGGGAACAATGAAAAACGGGTTACGTTAAAAAATCGAGAGTGTATAGTGTTAGTCAGGGGAAAAATGAATAGTTGTATGATACAATTTTTAGACAACAATCAAAGGGAAGTTGTAAGTAGAAACTCAATCAGAAAAGTGAAATCTCATACTTAATAACGATTATGCTCACTCGGAGGGGTAAGCAGAAAAAGTCCTGACTTGAGAACTCAGGCATACAAGTAAGCCAAACCCCTGACATAGATCGGGGGTTTTAAAAAACTAAAATATGACAATTGAATTAACTCTTGACCTTGATATCCGGTTTGTAAAATACGGGAATAAGCATAAAGCAATATGTGATAAATATAAAATGGTCGGAAGATCTGATATAAGCTTTGAAGAAGCTCAGAAAAATCTGATTGAGCAGATTGAAATAAAAATTTGGAGTGAATCATTTAACCTGAAAATAAATGTAAAAGTAAAGCAGTAAACAGAATTTATAAAATTTATTACTGAATTTAAAAATATAAAAAACTATTTTACCAATGGGACATAAAAGAGATAGCAAGGATTATTTGGAATATGCAGAGAAGCTGTTAAAGAAAAAACGCAAGAAGTCAAATTATAAAGCTAAGGCAAATGCAACACTTAAAGCACGTAACAATGATTTCAGCAAAGATTCTAAAATTACATTTTTAAAATACACTGTGATAATATGACAAATTACTTTCTAACAGGTTACAGCAAAGTAACAGGCAAATTGGTTTACAGGTCAGCACTTACAAGTGACCTTAAGCAGTTACTGATTGATAAGAATAATATGATCAATCAGTTTGAATTTTTATTTATGGTGAGGAAATATTAAGAATGGCAAAAGGCAAAGGCAGACCTACAAAGTTTGACAAAATAGATATGAATGTTATTGAAACCTGTGTTAAAAAGGGTTTCACTGACAAAGAAATATCAGATATGCTTAAGGTCACAGTGAGAACTTTTCACAATTGGAAGAAGCAGAATGAGAATTTTTTTCACTCCCTAAAAGAATGGAAATCAGAAGCAGATGAAAAGGTTGAAAGGTCGCTTTATGAACGTGCAACGGGTTATTCTTGTCCCGATGTTCACATTGCCGTGATTGATAAAAAGGTAGTCGTAACGGATTTAATAAAGCATTACCCCCCGGATGCAACTTCAATGATATTTTGGTTAAAGAACCGAAAGCCGAAAGATTGGAGAGATAGGATTGAGATTAATTCTGATTTGTCTGATGTTGAAATTGAAACACTTCGTAAAGAAGCCGGAAGATTAATGAAAGAAAATATATAAAATGTTACTTACCTCTCGCTGGTTCGAGATCCCCGAAAAAGCAAAGCAACATCCTCAGCAAATAAAATTCATACAGGATTTCTATTCAGGAAACTTTTATCATTTTACAGTCGTAGCGGGTCGCAGAAGTTTTAAAACGGAAAGATTCGGCAAACGTTTACTTGTGACCGAAGCAATTAACAATCCTAACAAGGTTTATTATGCAGGTGCTCCGGTCCGTAAACAAGCGAAAGAGATTCTATGGAAAGATTTAAAAGCATTAATCCATCCGTTATTCATTGAGAAGATAATGGAAACGGAATTAAAGATTAAACTCACTAACGGAACTGAAATAAATGTTGTAGGGCTTTTAGAATTTGCAACTATCGAGGGGGGGTTTGCTCACGGGTTCTTGATTACTGAATACCAGAAGTGTGATCCTGAAGTATACAACTCTTCAATTGAACCTATGATAAATGATGTGGGCGGGTGGGTGATTAAAGAGGGTAGACCGTTGGGAAAGAATCATTTATACGATGACTATGAAAAAGGGTTAATGTTTAAGAATGGTTATGCTTCTTACTTCTGGACTTCAGAGGATATATTGAACCCTATGCAAATAGAACGCGCAAAGACTTCATTAGGCAGTATTGACTACGCAAGGGAATATTTAGCATCATTTGAAACGGGCGGCAATCCCCCGTATTACGCTTATTCAGCATTGAACCACGCAAAGTATGAGCTTAATATGATGCTGCCTGTTATTGTTTCCTGTGACTTTAACGCAACGGAAAAGCCTATGAGCTGGAATGTTGGACAAGTTACAACTAAGGGAATTAATCAAGTCACATATTGGACTAAAACATTTTCGCATCAGTTTACTAATACTGAAACTATGTGTGGGATATTAGATGAATATTTCAAAACACTTCCATTCTATCCCGGTCATTTGATATTCTATGGAGATTATGCCGGGCGGCAGCATAAAAGTAATTCGAGTTATTCCGACTGGCAGATCATAGATAATTATTTCAGCAATAAATGTAAATACGAAAAGCGGATTAAACAATGCCGTTCAATACGGGATTCAATAGCGGCGACTAATGCACAATTGAAAAATAGTTTACAGGAAATAAAGCAGTATGTAGACCCTGAAGAATGTAAGCCGTTGATAGCGGATTGGAACCACTGCGAATGGAAAGAGAACAGCGTTGAATTACAGGACAAAGATAACCTAAGAGGGCATTGTTGCAGAGCAGTTGACTATTACAACGACTATGAATATCCGATCAAACAAAACCCAAAAGCAGTATGGAGAAACTAATTCTCGTAATATTATTTTTACTTTTCATTCTCATAATGATTTACTTAACAGGCTCATTCAGTAACCCTCACGATGTGTTTATTGAATAATTATTTTCAGCGGGTATTTACTATTTGAATTATTCTATTTAATTTTGTATCAGTTCTCCAAAGTCCCCACGAGTAGACACTCACAAAAACCATAACGAATGTGAATGCTTTACGAAAATACTTTACTACAGACCTTTAAAAGCAAGTATAATGAACTTCTTGTAAAAGAAGAAATATCCCGTAAGGATATTGCCACAATGATATACTGTTTCTATACCTGCAACAAAACAGCAATAAACTATTATGTTAAATCATATATGCTTGATAGTGGTGTATACGATTCTAAAGCGTGGGATCCTTTCACTAAATCATTTCAAACAATCCCCGACGGTTCAAATCAAGTAGGAATGTTCAGCGAAAAGACAATTAAGATTATGCCGAAGATTCATATTGATATTGTTGGCAAGGTATTGGACTTAGTATGCACTGTTTATAATTCCGGTGCTGATAGGTATTTAGTAGACGGCAATAATGCAAACGAAGAATGGACCGCAAAGCTGCTCGAGATATACAACGGGTTCAATGCTTCAAAGTTAATGGTTGATATTTACAAGCAGGGATATTTATTCAATACAATCTTAGTCCAGCCTGTATGGAGAAATGACAGAATTGAGCTTGATATAATCACTCCTAACTTTTGCAGTGTTGATTCTTACGATAACAATTATGAGAAAGCTAAAGCGGTAATGATAAGCAAGGCAATTGATAATCAGGATATGATAGTCTATTGGTCGGACAAAGAACATTATTATACTGATGCTCAGGGTAACAAGTTAGAAGTAAAAGAACTCACAGGATATGAAGAGGATGGAACAGGGATATTTATTACGAACAAAGGAAAGAACCCTTACGGTGAATTACCATTTGCAGTTTTAAGATTTCAATACTCTTCTGATTTTTGGGGTGAACCTCAACAGGATTTGGTAGAGAATAATATTTGGTATGATGTTCAGGAAATGAATAAATTCTTTGTGGAAATGTTTCAGGGTTTAGGAGTCGGGCTCGGTGTTAATCTTTCAAAAACAGGAGTGGTATCTCTATCACCTAATACGTTAATCACAGTTGATAACGTCCGGGAAGATATGCAGAGTCCTTCTCTTACTTTCTCATCCACAGGAGCACCATTGAGTGAGCTCAGGGATTCAATTGATTCATTTTACAAGAGGATAGGAAACAGCAAGGGGCTTTCATCACAGGCAATGAGCAATGAAATAACGGATCAATCCGGCATAAGCAAAGCGTATGATTCTGCTGAATTACAGATTAAGAAAGATTCGCATAAGAATATTTTAAAAGCATTTGAGAAAGAACTATTTGAGAAAATCAAATTAGTTTATAATTATAATAACAAAGTTCAGATACCGGATAACTTAGAGTTCAGAGTTGATATTGTTGAAGATGAACCAATGATAAACGTATCAGATGAAATAGAAATAACAACTTTCAGACTTGATAAGAATATGATATCAATAGTCGATCTAATGATAAAAGATAACCCTGATTTACAGGTTGAAGAGGCAATGAAGCAATTAGAATTAAACAAACAATTAAACGAAAAATACTTAACATTATATGGCAAAGAAAATAGTAATCAAACAGGAAATACAACCGGAAATAATTCAGACAATCCCGGTCAATCAGGCGGAACAGGAAGCGTTCAATAAGTTAGATGAACTATTCCACGTTCACGAAGACAACTGGAACAGTTTGCAGGATGACCTTTTGCTGAATCTCATTGAGAATGAGAACGGCGTAAATGACAAAATTAAAATCAAATATTTATTTAAAAAATACCGTGACGAAGCACGGGACAATCACGGAGTATAAAATATGAAAAAACTATTAATCATTTTATTTCTATTCATTGCCGGGTATAGCTCAGCACAGCAGTTAAAGTCTGTTCACGTTCAGGGTCAGTTTGATTCAACAACTGTAGGAACAGTAGGCAGCAAGGCGAGGTTCTTTTAGATAATCCCACACAAGAGTATTATGTTCAAAGAGTCAATGCAGTATTACTTACAACTACACGGGTTGTATATATCCGTTTCAGAGGTATAAATTATTAAATAAAAAATAATCACTATGTCAAAAACTCCTGAAGAGTTACAATTAGAACAGCAAGAAGCTGAAACAAAAGCAAAGGCAGATGCCGAAGCTAAAGAACAACAAGACAAACACGAAAAATTAAAGTCACTTTCCGAAGAAGAAAAGCTAAAGGAAATATTAGCGTTAAGGTCCGAGGCAAAGGAAAGAAGATTGAAAGAAAAAGAGCTATCGGAAAAGTTATCAGAGTTTGAGAAGAAACAGGCGGATGAAATCGAAAAGGATAAGAAAGCAAAAGGAAAGTATGAAGAGATCATTGCTGACTATAAAAAGAAACTCGAAGAGTATGAACCGAAGGCAAAAGAGTATGAAGGTTATTTATCAAAGCGTAAAGAAACAATTAAGAAATCTCTTGAAGAGAAAGGAGTATGGGTTGAATCCTTTAACAAGTTAGAATTATCTGATCTTGAAGATATAGATAAGAATTTCAAAGACCCGAAAACTCCGACAGATACGAGTAAGAATTTCACTTCAAACAAAGGAGAGAAAACGACTGAAGAGAGGTTTGCAGGGATTTACAAAAAATAAAAATTAAAAATAATAATGGCAAAAATAACATTAATAGACGTTGCGAAAAGATCTGGCAATGATGCAGCTGTAGGGATAGTCGAGGCAATGTCACAGGCTAATCCTTTCTTTCAATTAGCTCCTACAAAGTCTATCAGAGGCAATATGTTCAAGTATCAGGTCAGGGCGGCATTAGGAACAGCAGGCTTCAGAGCATATAATGCAGGTGTAGCAGGGACTAAGTCAGTATTAAGAGATGTGATCGTAGAATGTAAACCTATGCTTGGTATCTCTGAAGTAGACAAGGCATTAGCAGAAGCATCACCGGACGGTGTAGCAGCTTTCAGAATGTCTGAAGATATGGGATTTATTTCCGCATTAGCAAATACATTCAATGCAAAAGCATATTACGGTTCAAGTTCAACAACTGCCGCTGAAATAGACGGTGTAGGAACAGTATTGAGCACATTAGGCGGAAGCTGTATCGGTGCAGGTGGTTCAACTGCAACATCGGAAACATCAATGTATTTCTGGAGTTTCTCAGATGCAAATACAGTTCAGGGAAAGTTACCGGGCGTTCAGGTTGTATTAGGTAACGGCAATTTACCGTCAGCAACTGATTTAGGCGTTCAATTGACACTTGACTCAGGCGGAACAAATAAATATCCGGCATATCAGACAATATTTGAATTCACTCCGGGACTTGCAATTTATGACTCAAGGTCAGTAGGCAGACTGTGTAACATTGATGCAACACACTTACCGACTGTAGCATTGATGAATCAGGTAATAACAGCAATGTTCCCTTATAACGTAGATTTAATAACCTGTTCAAAGACAGTTATGAATTACGTCCAGGGATTAAAAGGAACATCAGCATTCCAGCAAACTGCTCCGTATGAATCAAGCGATATATTCAAGAGAGCAACAACGTTCAACGGTATTCCTATTTTGATTGATGAAAATATCGTAGCAACCGAAGCTGTAGTTTCTTAATAAACAGAATTAATAATTTAAATTATAAATATAATGGCAAAACAAACAAGCGTAGATTATGAGCTGTATTTCAGTAATGCTCAGGTTATAGCAGCTACTGCGAATACAGCGTCTACAAATGAAATCGATCTCGGAGCAACAGGAATGGGCGAAGGAGTTGCAATCAAAGGTGTTATAAACGTGACTGAAATTACCGGAACAACTTCAATTAAGGTATGTCACAAGACCTCAGCAAGTGTTGCAGCAACTGATAACCCGGTAACACTTACAACTATTACGTCCGGTGCAACAGGTCAGTATCACTTCACACTGCCTCAGAATGTTTCAAGGTATGTAAAACTGTTCTACACAGGCGTAACATCTACAACGGTTACAGCGTGGCTCACAGCAGAAGTGAGATAATATAACATTTGGGAGCATCTCTTTGCGGGGTGCTCTCAATTTTAAAATAAAAGAATGATACAGAATTTCATAGATGAAGATTATTTAAAGGGTTACAGTCCAAAGATCATATCTTTGCTGTTCACGGGTGAAACAGATTACTCTAAGCAGAAAGATAAGGCGACTGAAAGAGTATTGAATACATTAGGACAAACTTATGATCTAAGGAATTTAATGCCTGAATTATCTTTGAGATCCGTAGGAACTTCCATTAGTGAAACTACTTTGACGGACCGTATAGAAGATTCTATGAACAGGCGAAGAGTGGTAATTGACAAGATAACAAATACAACATCAACTAAAACAGTAACTTTGCAGGGTTCTGATGACGGGACTAATTATGTGGTTGTAAGAAGTCTTGAGGTATTGACCTCGGATACGATAGTCAGCAGTTCATTCTATGAAACGTTTAAGTATTACAGGGTATCGGTTCCGATAGTATCCGGCACAATAGACTTCAGAGCAAGATTAGTGGAAACTACTTATGATGAATTATTCGCGTGTCTATGGTTATGGTTTATAATGATTTCAATTCGTAAAACAGAGGGGGATCAATTCGACTTAATGGCTAAAGAATACTATATGATGTATGAACAGATTTTGGCAGGTATAAAAATATATCTTGATACAAACAATGACGGCGAACCGGATGCCGTAACTCAGCAGGGAAACTTAACAATGACAAGATGATTATTAAACCTAAAATCACAGCGGTATTAATTACGAATGATGACCTGCAATGTGTGGGTGCGGTTGAATCTGTATTAGATTCCTGTATTGAGGTAATTGTAGTAAATACGGTAGAAACAAATAAGATAAATGAACCATTAAGCAAATATGATAAGGTTAAGATTGTATACTTTAAGTGGTGTGATAATTATTCTAAGGCAAGGAACTTTGGAATTGACAAGGCAAAGGGTGACTGGATTTTAACCATTGACTCTGATGAAAGGCTAAACAGGAAACTTGAATATTTAGATGACAAGTTCATTGCATACCTGACAAGACAGCAAAACAGTAACTTTGGATATTTAACAGCAAGATTATTTCAGAATAAACCTCATATCAGATACAAAAATATAGTTCATGAAACAA